AAGGATGCATATGACTTGATATCCACCAAATCTTATAATAGAAAAACTGGTAAATGGGAAAGAAATGATAATCCTTCAGCAAACCCTAAAGAAATTATATACGCTGATTATGCTAATAATTTAAAAAAATTAGCTAATCAAGCTAGATTAGAATCACTTAAAGCAGCTAAAGATATTCATACAGATAAAGAAATGACTAAAAAATATTCTGAAGAAGTTAAATCTATATCTGATAAGTTAGCTGAACAAAGAAAATACAATCCTATAGAAAGAGAAGCTCAAAGACAAGCATCTTATATTGTTAGAGCTAAAATTGAAGAATTTGGAGGATGGGATAGCGTAGACGAAGACCAACTTAAGAAGATTAAGAAACAAGCTCTTGATGGTACTAGAGCTAGATTAGGTAGTAAAAGACCAGAATTAAAACTCTCTCCTAAAGAATGGGATGCAGTTGATAATGGAGCTTTAACTAAGTCTACTATACAGGAACTTATGGACAGACTAGATTCTGACTATCTAAGAGAGAAAGCTATACCTAGTACTAAAGGAAAGATTCCTGCTTCTAAGTTGTCTAGAATGAGAAACATGCTATCAAGAGGTTATACTATAAAAGAAATCTCTGAATCCCTCAATATTTCAATCTCTACTATACAAGAATACAAATAAGACTCTATTGATATTGAAAATGGGGTATATAGAAAGTAAAAAATTAAACCATATATGCTTAAAATAATAAACCCCATATACGTTTTATTGATATTCGTTTGCAATAAGGCCTAATAATAGCTTATTGATATTGAAGTGAATATAAAGGTCTATATAAAGGGCTCTATATAAGGCTTCTATATAGCCTAAAATAGTCCAGGAAGCTATATTGATATTGAAAGGAGGGATAGCATGAGTGAGAAAAAGCTTAATTATCCTGAAGGTTGGTTGTTTCTTACTACAATAGACAATCCCTTCAACCCGGCAACTCAGCATAACTATTGGTCTGAATATGATAGAGATCATGGTTATAATACTTACAATCTGAAAGCTCGTTACTTATGGACTAGTGATGAACTATCAGAAATAGAACGATTAGAAGCTAATAATAATGCTGTATTAGATGCTGTAGACAATGATTATACTGGAAAGTACATTGCAGTTACAGAAAACACAGTAATTAAACCAGTTTCTATTCAAGCTTTACAATTCTCAAGTTAGTTTGTTGCAAAAACTTAATTTTCATAAACAAAAATAGACTTATTACAACGTTTTTATAGCTTTTAATAGTCTATAAGTATACAACAACAATTAACATGAGAGTTTTATTGATATTGACTAATCTTTGTATTAGTAAACTCTTTTCTTCAATATTCAAAATGACTAAAAAAATAGGATTTCTATTGATATTGACCACCCTCGTGAGACTATTGATGGAATTCCTACCCCCTCTGGGGGGTCCCATGAAAAACTACCCCCACCCCCCTTTCGCGGCGGTCTTGAAAATTTCTCCGGGGGTAAAAAATGATATTGAAGTATAAAGAAGTGAGGTGAAAGTATGGCACGTAAAAAACAGAGTGCTGAAAACTCTCCAGATGTGGATGTAAAGTTCGTCAGCCCGGAGGCTTATAATAACGAAATGGTGTCTTTAGCCATGGATTTATCACGTCAAAGGCTTAGAGATGGCACTGCATCGCCTTCTGAAATTACTCATTGGCTAAAAATAGGTACTAAAAAGTATGAATTAGAGTTAGAGATATTAAAGAGCCAGCAGAAATTGACTGATGCTAAGACAGAAGCACTAGAAACTGGCAAGGAGATTGAAAATTTATATCATGAAGCTATTGCAGCTATGAAGAGGTATAGAGGCGATGAAGATATTGAAGACATATCAGGAGATACAGCTATATAAAACCTTTGAGGATAGGTTTAATTATTTAAAACTTGATGGCTCGGTCGGAGATGAGACCTTTGGTGAGTACAGATATTTAAATCAGAAGTTCTATTCATCAGATGAATGGAAAGAGATTAGAAGATTTGTAATCACAAGAGATTTAGGATGCGACTTAGGACTGTTGGGTTATGATATTGTTGGTACAGCATATGTACATCACATGAATCCTATCACAAAGGAAGATATTATTAATAGGACAGAGATATTAACTAATCCAGATTACCTAATAACCGTTTCGCTGAACACTCACAATGCGATACACTACGGAGATAAGGGATATTTGGATTATGTTAATCCAGTTATGAGAACACCAAACGATACTTGTCCATGGAGGTAATTATGAGCAGTATTTTAGAAGATGTTAAGAAGCAATTAGGTATAATTAAAGAAGATGTTGCATTTGACAAAGATATTACAATTGCTATTGATACAGTTCTTGGGTTCTTATACCAAATAGCCGCTATTGATAGCGCACAAACTATAAACGGCTATGAGACTACTTGGGAAGAAATGTTCCCAGAGACAGATATTAGACAGTTCTCTAAAGAGTACATCTATTTAAAGGTTAGACTATTGTTTGACCCACCTGCAAGTAGTTCAATAGCTAAAGCATATGAAGAACAGGCTAGCGAAATAGAATGGAGAATCTACGCTATAAATAATAAGCCTGAAGAATAAGGAGAAAAATATGGCATTGTCTAATACAGCTGTGCCAATCTATTATGGCATGTTTAGAGATGCCGTGTTAAGAGGAGATATACCGGTTTGTAAAGAAATCTCAATGGAGATGAACAGAATAGACAGACTAATAGAGAATCCAAAGTACTACTATGATGACAGAGCTATAAATGGTTTTATAGAGTTTTGTGAGAATGAATGTACTTTAACAAATGGCGATCCAGTTCACTTGCTCGACACATTTAAGTTATGGGCTGAACAAATATTTGGATGGTATTACTTTATTACAGTAACTGTTTATGACCCAAAGAGTGGACTTTATAAGCCAAAGAGAATTAAGAAAAGACTAATCAACAAACAATATTTAATAGTTGCCAGAGGTGCTGCTAAATCATTGTATGAATCATTTTTACAGAATTATTTTTTAAATACTAATGATGAAACTACATTAGGTATAACTACAGCACCAACAATGAAACAATCTGAAGAAGTTATGGACCCTATAAGAACTAGCATAGTTAAAGCTAGAGGTCCTGTATTTAAACTATGGACTATGGGTAGTTTGCAGAATACAACAGGTTCTAGAGCAAATAGACCTAAAATAGCATCAACAAAAGATGGAATAGTAAACTATATTACAAACTCTAAAGTAATAGCTCTTCCTATGACTATTGAGAAGTTACAAGGTTGGAGAATGAAGTGCGGTACAGTTGACGAATGGCTATCTTGTGATATTAATGAAGATGTTATAGGCGCTATGGAACAAAGTTGTACTAAAGGTTCATTAGACAAACAGGATTATGTGATAATTGCAGTTAGTTCAGAAGGTACTGTAAGAAACTCGGTTGGTGACACTATAAAATTAGAACTATTGAATATTTTAAGAGGGGAATATGAGAACGATCATGTATCCATATGGTATTACAGACTTGATGATATTCAAGAAGTTAATGATCCCTCAATGTGGATTAAAGCACAGCCTAATCTTGGTAAAACAGTAAGTTATGAAACTTATGAATTAGATAAAGTACGTGCAGAACAGAACCCATCTGTTAGAAATGATATACTCGCTAAACGTTTCGGTATTCCGCTTGAAGGCTATACGTATTTCTTTACTTATGATGATATTCAAGTGCATAGAAAACGTTCCTTCTGGCAAATGCCATGTTCAATGGGTATTGACTTATCTCAGGGTGATGACTTCTGTGCATTTACATTTATGTTTCCACTTCCCGATGGTTCTTTTGGGATTAAAACTAGAAGTTATATATCTTCGTCAAGTCATGAGAAATTACCTTTAGCTATTTATAGTAAGTATCAGGAATTTATTAATGAAGGTACATTAGTAGTTTTAGAAGGCACTATCATCGATCTTGGCGAGGTATATGACGACCTTGATAATTTCATCTTAGAGAATGAGTATGACGTAAGAGCCGTAGGATATGACCCTTATCATGCTAAATCATTCATTGAAAGATGGGAAACTGAAAATGGACCATATGGTATTATTCAGGTAAGACAGGGAGCTAGAACTGAAAGTGTTCCTCTAGGAGAACTTAAGAAACTAGCCACTGATAGAAAATTATTATTTGATGAATCTATTATGAGCTTTACCATGGGTAATGCCATAACCATGGAAGACACCAATGGAAACAGAAAACTTATGAAAAAGCGATACGAACACAAAATCGATAATGTATCTGCCATGTTAGATGCACTAGTGGCATATAAAGAATGTAAGGATATATTTGAATGATGAACAACACATTTTACAGAAAGGAATTAAAAGAATGGATATGTATTCAGAATTATACCACTATGGTATAAAAGACATGAAATGGGGCATTAGAAGATTCCAGAATGAAGATGGAACATTGACCGACCTCGGAAAACAAAGATACCAAAAAGGCATTAATTCCTTATCAGAAAATATTAATGCATCCAGATTTGCTAAAAAAATTGAACGAGAACATATGGAAAATATGTCTAATGAAGAATTAAGTAGAAAAACTAATCGTTTAAAATTAGAAAATTCTTATGCCGAAGAAATGCGAAAACTGGATTCTTACTCAACGGATAGAGCTAAAGTTAATATGTATATTGACGCAGCATTACCAATAATAGTAACATCAGCAAGTGCAATGGCTTTGGTAAAAATTGGTGCAAAGATGCTTAAAGGATAGGACGGTGAACATATGTATAACGATATTTGGACAGAAATTTACCACACAGGAGTAAAAGGTCAGAAATGGGGTAAAAGACAGTATCAGAATCCTGATGGATCTTTAACACCTTTAGGTAGACAACATTATTTAGATTCTAAATCTAAGACTGGAGGAAGTAGGAGGATTTAAGTATGAATAACACATTTTATAATGATCAATGGTCTGAGTTGTATCATTATGGTGTTAAAGGCCAGAAACATGGTGAACGAAGATATCAAAATCCTGATGGTAGTTTAACCCCAGAAGGATATGAGCATTATGGCTACAGTAGAAGAGATCTAAGAAGACTAAGAAAAGATTTCAATGAAAAAAGCCGTAATGCTGAATCTGCTAGAGTAGATTATGCAGTTGCAAAAGAAAAATACAACGATGAGATAAAAGCTTTTAATAGAATAGGTCAGAAATACAAAACAGTAACAAATGAGAAAAAGAAACAGAAACTCGTTAAAAAAGGTTTAGCTCATTTGGAATATGCTGAAAAAAATAAAGAGATCATGCGAAAAAGCATAGATAATTATAAGAAATACCATGCAGAGTATACAAAGATGTATGAGAAATTAAAAGCTGATAATAAATTAGACATATATATGGGTCTTGGTACTGCAGGTGGTATGGGTTATAAGGGAGCAACTAATACTACAGATTATCATAAAATGTATGCACTAAAAGCTGTTAAAAATGGTAAAATGAAATATGCTAAAAATAGAGAACTTAGTAAAAAGAAAGACGATACCATAACCAGAACAAATTACTACTATTATTAAAGTAACAGGAGGATTTAAGTATGAATAACACATTTTATAATGATCAATGGTCTGAGTTGTATCATTTCGGAATTAAAGGAATGCATCATGGTAAAAGACGTTGGCAGAACCCAGATGGTTCTTTAACTCCTGAGGGAAGAATACATTACGGATATGGTGAAGGAAGAATTGGTAATGCTATTGCTGGAAGTATATCGCCAATATTTGCTAAGAACAGATCATCGACCGGACATCTAACAGCATATGGCAATAAATCTTATAGAAGAGCAATGAGATATAGACGAACTGTAGACAAATTTAATGTATTTAATAAAGAAGCTAGAAAAGCTGCTTGGGATAAAAATAATTCTAATAGAAAACTTAAAAAACAATTAAAAACAGATGAACAGTATAATAAACAAGTTGCTAAAAGTTTAGAGGAACGTAAACAAAAAGTTATGGATGCTTTACCTAAAATTGTTGCTGCTACTGTTGTCGGAAGCGTTGCTACACGAGGATATATGAATGCTGGAAAATATTTCCTAGATTCAGGTGATAAAAAATGGGGTAAAATATTTATCGGTGCTGGAGTAGCTAGTGGAATAGCAGCAAGTGCATATGTTGCAAAACAGAATCATGATATTAATAAAGACTTTAAAAACACGTTAAGAAAAGATATGCGTAATAACGCAAATAAAAGCAGGAAATAAGTAAATAGCAAATTGCACGAAGAAAGGTATTATTAATATGAATAATACATTTTATAACAATTATTACACAGAACTTTACCATCATGGTATTAAAGGTCAGAAATGGGGCATTAGAAGATTCCAGAATCCTGATGGAACTCGCAAATTAAGCCGAAAGGAACAAAAAGCTTATAATTATAAAGATTCCGATGCTTATAAGAATGCTAACAGATATCAGAAAGGACATATGACTAATATACATAACAATTCGTCATTCTTTTTTGGTGAAAAAGCTGCAAATAGAATTGATTATAAGGAATATGAGCTTGGAAAAGATAGAAAAACCGAACATAAAAAAGAAGCAATAAAACAAGCTGTTATGGGTTTAGCAGTTACTATGGCCATATTAGACGGTCCGAATCTAGCAAGACAAGGCCGTCAAATACTAGCTGCTAGAAGAGACTTAAATAATTATGTTGTATCTGCTGTCGGATATCAGAAAGGACTTAATACAGTTCATAAAAAAATGCCTACTTTAGGATTAAAAGAACTTAAACGAGGTAAAGAAGCTGCTAAAAAACTAAAAGATATTTTATAAGTTAACAACAAACCACTTTACTAATCGTAATTACTAGTTTAAAGGTTTGTTTATTTTGCAGTCTATTACTAGTTTAAATTGCTCACATTACGACTGCATATATGTGACAGAATCGACTAATCGTAATTACTAGATATTTATGTCTGTCACCCATTAAGTATAGAGCGCTATGACTGCTTAAATTTAACTTATATTTTAGGCACTAATCTCATAAGTTAAACAGTCATAGTGTTCTATATGTTTTTAAAGGAGTTGAATATGTCAGTATTAGACAGATTTAAGAGAAGCTGGTCTATATTTTTTGGAAGAGACCATCCATCAAGTATAGCACCATATGGTAATTCATATTCTGACATGCCACAAAAACACCGTTTAATAACTGGTGCAGATAGAACAATAATTAATACAATTTATAATAGGATTGCTCTAGATTGTTCTAATATGAAGTATAGACATGTTAGACTCGATGATGAAGAAAGATATTTAGAAGACATTAAGGATAACTTAAACTTCTGTCTTTCTGGTATGGCTAATAAAGACCAAACGGCTACTGATTTTATAACAGACGCAGTTATATCTATGTTAGATGAGGGGTATATAGCCTTAGTACCAACACATACTACGGCGAATGTTTATACTAATTCCTCATTTGATGTATTAGATATGCGAGTTGCTAAAATATTACATTGGTACCCAGACTATGTAAGAGTTAGAGTTTGGAATGATGAAAAAGGTGAGTATGCTGAAATTACAGTAAGAAAGGATACAACTCCTATAGTTGAGAATCCGTTTTACTATATTATGAACGAACCTAATTCAACAGCCAAAAGACTTACTCATAAGTTGGCTTTATTAGATAATGTTGATGAAGCGTCAAGTTCTAATAAATTAAATCTTTTATTCCAGGTTCCATATCGTATTCAAGGTAAGTTGAAAAAGAATATGGCTGAAGAAAGAAAACAGACATTAGAAAAACAGTTGACAACTTCAAAATACGGAATAGGTTATATCGATGCTACTGAGAAAATTGTTCAGCTTAATAGACCTTTAGACAATGGACTATTAGAACAGATTGAGTATTTAACAAAATTACTCATGACTCAGCTTGGTATTACAGAAGAAATACTAAATGGCACGGCAAATGAAGAAACAATGACTAACTATTTAAATAGAGTTGTTGTTCCTATAGCTAGCGCTATAACTAATGCCATTCAGTATAAGTTCTTAACAAAGACTGCTATGACTCAAGGGCAAGCTATAGTATTCTTTAATGATCCATTTAAACTTGTTCCTGTTAGTAAGCTTGCAGATATTGCTGATAAGTTTACTAGAAATGAAATCTTGTCTTCAAATGAAATGAGACAGATTATCGGTAAGAAACCAGTAGATGCTCCTGAAGCTGATGAGCTAAGAAATAAGAATATTAATGCTACACCGGATCAGGAATTTGCAACAACTGGTGACACTATAAATTATGAAGGAGATGAAGGTCTATATGAAGAACAATAATTATGACTTCTCTGGATGGGCTACTAAAAATGACATTAGATGCGCAGACGGTAGAGTTATAAGAAGAAACGCATTCGCAGATTGCGATGGGACTACAGTACCTCTCGTCTACAATCATGACCACAATAATATTAGAAATGTAATCGGTCATGCTTATCTTGAAAACAGAGATGATGGTGTGTATGCTTATGGGTATCTTAATGCTACTCAGAAAGGCAAAGATGCTAAAATTATGTTAGAGCACGGAGACCTTACACATCTCTCAATCTTTGCTAACAATTTACAGCATTCCGGTTCTGATGTTATTCACGGTATGATTAGAGAAGTGAGTCTTGTACTTGCTGGTGCAAACCCAGGTGCTAATATCGAATACGTAATGTCTCACAGTGATTTATTAGAAGATGATTTCTCAGAAGCTGAAATTTATACAGATGAAGCTTTAGAATTACGTCACTCGGATGATGAAGAAGATCCAAAGAAAAAGAAAGATGACGAAGAAGAAGAGGAATCTGAAGAAGAGACAACTGAAGAAGAGACAGATGAAGACGAATCTGAAGAAGATTCTAAGAAGAAAAAGAAGAAAGCTGAAGATGAAGAAGATGAAGAAATCAAACATTCAGCCGATTCAAAATCAGACGATAATAAGGAGGATGCTGACACTATGGCAGAAGGAAGCGAAAAGACAGTTCAGGATGTATTAGATACAATGAACGAAGAACAGAAGAAAGCTGTTGAAATTTTAATTGGCCTTACTATTGAACAGTATGAAAAAGGCGAAAATAATGATAATCAGGAGGATGAAGAAGTGAAACATTCAATTTTTACAGGCGAAGATGAAGGATACTATGGCGACACATTAAGCCATGCTGATATGGAAGCAATCTTTGGCGATATGAAGAGATACGGAACACTTAAGGAGTCATGCTTACAGCATGGTATCGAAAATATTGACGTTCTCTTCCCAGATGCTAAGGCAATTTCAAACGAACCATCTCTTATTAAGAGAGACACAACATGGGTTGACAGAGTATTAGGTGCAACACATCACACACCATTCTCATTAGTTAAGTCAGTTCATGCTAACATTACAGCTGATGAAGCTAGAGCTAAGGGTTACATTAAAGGTAACTTAAAGAAAGAAGAAGTAATTACAGCTCTTAAGAGAAAGACTGGCCCACAGACTATCTACAAGAAACAGGCAATGGATAGAGATGACATTCTCGACATTACAGATTTCAATGTAGTAGCTTACCTCAAAGCAGAAATGAGAATTATGCTTAACGAGGAATTAGCTAGAGCAATCCTTATCGGTGATGGTAGAGATGTTCTTGATGATGACAAAATCAAGGAAGATAACATCAGACCAGTATGGAAAGATAGCGAAGTTTACACTATCACAAAGACAATCACTGATAAGGGTTCAGCTCAGAAGAATGCTGAAGCATTTATTGAGACAGCTATCAGAGCTAGAAAAGATTACAAGGGTTCAGGTTCTCCAGTTCTCTTCACAACAGAAGACAGACTTACAGACATGCTCTTAATGAAAGACGGCATCGGCAGAGACCTTTATGAATCAGTAGATAAGCTTAAGACAAAGCTTAGAGTTTCAGACATCATCACAGTTCCAGTAGCAGAAGGCGCTACATTTACTAAGGATGGTGTTGTTAACACATTTGGTGGTATTATTGTTAACCTTTCAGACTACAATGTAGGTGCTGATCAGGGTGGTTCGGTAACAATGTTCGATGATTTCGACATTGATTACAATAAAGAAAAGTACTTAATTGAAACAAGATGCTCAGGTGCTCTTACAGTACCATATTCAGCAATTGCTATCAACTTTGTACCAGCTAGTAACAATGTTACACCAGAAGAGCCAGCTGAAGAAGTTACAGAAGGCTAATAGAAAGGAATAGTCATGGCTAAATACAGTGGAAAAGTTGGATATGTTGTTACAACAGAAGTCCAAAGAGGTATATGGGATACTGATATTGTTGAACAAGTTCACTATGGGGACTTAATAAGAAATACAAAGAGGGTTTATAATTCTTCTGATACTCCTAATGAAGGTGTTGATATTTCTAACAGTATCAGCATCGTGGCTACTCCATTTGCCATGCGAAACTTTCATACAATACAGTATGCAACATACATGGGTACTAAATGGCGTGTCACAAGTGTTGAAGTACAGTATCCTAGACTGATATTAACATTAGGAGGAATTTGGAATGGCAACCTCACTGACTCTAGCGAGTCTAATTGATCGGCTCTATGATATTTTGGGTGCTGAAACCAAATACACGGTCTACGGTAAAGCACCGGCTAACACTACGTTACAGTACCCATGTATCGTTATTAAACATGATAATAATCATGATAGAAGAGCTGACAATCAGATATTTTTTAAAAGAAAAAAGTATACATTGACAGTTATTACAAAAGATATTTTAGATACAACTTATGACTTAATAGAAGAATCCTTGCCTTATTGCAGAGTTGAGAATAATTTTATTAATGATAATTTGTACCACTATAAATTAGTATTATATTATTAAAAAGGAGGATGTTATAATGGTAACACCATCAAAAACAGGTTTCACTATTAAGTGGGATGAAGACGGCGAAAGACTTTATGAAACTGGCGTTGAAAGATGTGCCTTATATCCTAAAACATCTGAAGGATATGGTAATGCTGTTGCTTGGAACGGTTTAACAAACTGGGAAGAGTCACCAACAGGCGCTGAATCGAACCCAGTATATGCTGACGATCAGAAATATTTAGATTTACGTTCAGTTGAAGAATTTAACTATACTATTACAGCTCTTATGTATCCAGATGAATTCGCTCCATGTGACGGATTTGTTTACTTAGATGAAGCTAAGGTTCTTAAGGCTGGACAGCAGAAGAGACAGGCATTTGGTCTCTGCGTTACAACAAAAGTTGGTAATGATATTGACCAGTCTGACTATGGCTATAAGATTCACTTATGCTATGGTTCTACAGCATCTCCATCATCAAAGAGTCATGCTACAGAGAACGAGTCTCCAGAGGCTCCTGAAATGAGCTGGGAATGTACTACTGTAGGCGTTAAGTGTGCAAGAACAAATAAGAATGTTGCTCACTTCGAAATCGATATGACAAGACTCGATGCTACAAAGAGAAGACTTATTGAACAGGCATTATTTGGAGATGGAACAAATCCTGGTAGATTATTAACACCAGATGAAGTTTATGAATTAATTTATGGTGCTCCAGAAACACCATCTGTTACATTAAGCGATCATGATAAGATCCTTACTTACGATACAACAGCTGGAGAAGGAACAAGTGCTACATTAACAGCTGCAATTATTCCAGAAGGAGAAACAGTTACTTGGACAACAAGTGATGATACTAAGGTTACTATATCAGCTGACGGTGCAGAAGCTACAATTACTGCAGCAGGTATTACAACTGGCTCAGTAACTATTACAGCTTCAATTACTCCTACTGGAGGTTCACAGACTTATAGTGATGAATGTACAGTAGTAGTAAATGCTGCTACACCCAGCGAGGGCTAGTAGTATAAACCTTAACCCTTATACAGAACAGGGTACAAGACCACAATTTGTTGAAAATGGTGATGAAATAACATATACAGTAACTGCAGTTCCAGAAGGAACCGTTGCCAATATGTATCTATACATGTCGCCAGAAGACAATTATTATGCTGAAATTATCGGTGCTGACCCAGAAACTCCAAACGAGTATCACTTCGGGTTAGTGTCAACCGGACAAGTTACAGTAAGATTTAGAAATGGTGATTCAAACGGCAGAATGCTAAGTATTGTGGCTCACGATGAAATTCATACATCACAGTCACATACACCAGTAGTATTTGACGTAGCACCAGAAGATTAGATTCAAAATGGGGGTCTTTTGTGGGCCCCCGTTTATTTTTTAAATGTTAAAGGAGAAATAATTATGTTAGTAAAAGAAACAAAATATACAGATTTTAATGGTGATGAAAGAACTGAAAAATTATATTTTAATTTAAGTAGTGCAGAAGTTATTGCATTACAGTTTGGTAATATTGGAGGATTAGACAAAGCATTAGAAAGATTAACAAATACAGAAGATGTTGGCGAAATTTTTAAAATTGTAGACAAATTTATAGTTAGTGCTTATGGCGAAAAATCAGATGATGGTAGATACTTCAACAAGAATGAAGAAATCGCTACAAAGTTTAAACAGTCAGCTGCATATTCAAACTTACTTGTTGAATTGCTTAATGAACCTGGAAAATTTGAAGAATTCGTAAACGGAGTTATTCCAAAGGAAGTAAACGATGCTATAAAGAAGGAAAGCAATGAATAATTTTAGAAAGAAAATACATATAGTTGGTAGAGAATTATTTGATGAGAAAACAAATGAATTCATACCAATAGATGATGGCTATATAGAATTTGAACATTCATTGGCAGCTATTGCAGATTTTGAGGCCAGAACTCATAAAAGATTTATAGGAAATAGAGAACTTACAAATGAAGATATATCTCTTTACTTAGAGTGTATGTGCGTTAATCCTGATGACGTTCCGAAGTTAAAATATTTAACAGAGGAAAACATGAAAGAGTTAAACGATTATATAACTGACGATATGACCGCAACAAAATTCTATAAGTATAATAAAGCGTCACGAGAAATAATAACTAGTGAAAAAATTTATTATTGGATGACTGCTAATAGAATACCAATAGAATTTGAACACTGGCACATATCAAGACTGATGACATTACTTAGAATATGTGCAAATAGTAATGCTCCAGCTAAGAAAAAGTCACAGCAGGAAATTATGGCCGATCATGCTAGAATAAACGCTATGAATAGAGCAAAGTATCACTCAAAAGGTTAATATTTAGAGTTCTCTACAGTAGGTGAATTATGTTAAAAATTAAAACTAATAATGTGTTTGATAAAACAGAAAAATTCCTAGATACAATTTTAGTTAAAAAGAATCCTAGTGATGATAAACTTAAAGAATATGGACAATTAGGTTGTGATATTTTAAAAAAGTATACACCTAAGAAAACTGGTTTAACATCAGAATCATGGACATTTAAAATTATTAAACGTAATGGTGTTAAGACTATTCAATGGAAGAATACTAACATTCAGAATGGTCAGGAAGTAGCTATGTTGATATTTTATGGTCACGCTACTAGTAGAGGACTCTATATAGAAGGCAGAGATTACATCAATCCTGCTATGAAAGAACTTATGGAAATTTTAGAGCAGGAGATGAAAAAAAATGTATAATAAACAAGATAAAGAAATGAAAAAAATAGAAAGCTGAGGTGATATTTAATGGGTGAAGTGATTGAAAAAAATTCGGTCGAACTTAGTTTTGATAATAGAAACTTTGACCCTAAAGTAAATCAGTCAATACAGACAATAGACAAGTTTAAAAGCTCATTAGATTTTTCTGGGGCTAAGCAGTCTATGCTTGACTTGCAGAACTCAGTAAATTCTATAACATTTGATAGAATTGCTACTAGTTTAGACTATATTGCTTCTAGAGTTTCACCAGCAGCTATTGCTGTTAATGCAGTTATCACTAATATTGCTAATAATATTACTAATACTATCGGTGGAGCTATTACTGGAGTAATTAATCAGATTAAATCTGGTGGTATTTCAAGAGCATTTAAAATTGAAAATGCTAAATTTAGTTTAGCTGGTTTAGGCGTTAAATGGGAAGAAATTTATCCTAGTTTAGACAAAGCAGTTACAGGTACAGCATATGGTTTGGACGCAGCAGCTTCAGCAGCAAGTTCATTAGTTGCTTCAGGTGTAGAACTTGGAGACGAAATGACCACATCACTATCTTCTATTGCAGCTGTAGCAGCACAAACTAACAGTAGTTATGAAGATATAGCTTCGATATTCACTACTGTTGCTGGTAATGGTAGGCTCATGTCTATGCAGCTTCAACAGTTATCAACCAGAGGTTTAAATGCCGCAGCTACAATGGCTGAAGCTATGGGTAAAACCGAACAAGAAATCAGAGAAATGGTAAGTAAAGGACAAATAGACTTTAAAACATTCTCTGATGCTATGTTTAATGCGTTTGGCGAAAATGCTGGTAAAGCAAATGAAACTCTAGAAGGTATACTGAAGAATATTAAATCTGCTTGGGGTAGAATTGGACAAGTATTTGTTACTCCATTAATTGAACAAAATGGCCCACTTGTAAAACTATTACAATCTTACAAAAATAAGATAGCCGATGTTGCTACTCATTTAAATGCTGAAACAGGAAGACTGAATAAATATACAACTAGAGTATTAATTGGATATATTCATACTATTACAAAGATGATTGATCAATTTGATGCTCATAAGTTATACGCAGTTATATATAGATTTATAAAAGGCACAATAAGGATATTTAGAACACTTGTTAATTACCTTAGCGTAGCTGCTAAAGCATTTAATGATGTTTTGCCAAAAGGCTTCCTAGATATTCTTCTGGATGTTGCTAAAAAATTTAATAAAATTACAAAATCTATATATGATAGTAGTAAACAAGCAAAAAATAGTTTTAAATTCTATGATAATGTAGTAAAAGTATTCTTAATTTTAAGATCTGTGGCTGAGACATACATAATTGCTATAAAAGCCGGAGTTAAAGTTGTTAAAAATTTTGTATCCGGATTCGCATCTATGATAAATGTATCTAGAATACTTGACACAATTAGAGTGACCATAGATTTTATAACATCCGGAATACAAAACATATTTAATAAAATTTCGGGAAGTCAAAAGATTGCAGATACTATTTATAGAGCTGGACAATCTGTAGCCAATGTAATAAATAAGATATTCCAATATATAGAAATAATAACTAAATGGATTAAGAGCATAGATTTTTCAAAATTTGATAATCTAAAAGCACTTTTTAATGGTATATATGATATCGTATCTAAAGTTATTGGAGTTATTGGAAACCTTGGTAAAAAAATAGGTGGAATAATAGATGAGTTCTTTAAAAAAAATGAATTTGGTAATCCATTTGAAACTTTGTTAGGTGGTATTGACGCTTTTGTTGGGAAACTTAGAGAAGCTAAACAAAAAGTAGAACAATTTATAAAGCCAATAACCGATAAATTTCCTAGTATACCAGGGTTATTTGATAATATTACTAAAAGTGCAGATGGACTTTCCAAAGTTAATATATTTGAAGGTATAAAATCTGGTGCCGGAAAAGTTTTTGATAAATTAAAAGAATTTGGTGAATGGATAATAAATTCGAAATTATTTCAGACGATTTCGAAAGGACTACAAGAATTACTCAAACCTATAACAGACGTATTTGCAAAAGCTAAAGAAAATGCTGATGATTTTTCTATAGTGGATTTCATAATTGAACTCGGTTCTGCTATATCAGAAGTTGGAACATCTGCTTTAGAAGGATTTGCAAAAGCATTAGGCAAAATTAATGATGCTCTCGGTGATATTAAAATAGGTGATTTAGTAAAAGATATTTTATTACTTATGGCGGGTGTAAATATTAGTACATTTGTAACAAATATGTCTACAATATCGACAACATTAACAGGAACTTTAAAAAGTTTAAATAAATCGTTCCGATTATATGTAAACCCATTTAAAAATAGTATTATAAGATTTGCACAAGCTATTGCATTGTTGGTTGGAGCTCTTGTTGTATTATCGTTGATACCACAAGAAAATATTGACAAAGCTTTACAGGCTCTTATACAGTTAATGACAGCAGTTACAGTAATGATGAAAGTTTTAGGAAGCATTGCTGATACGTCTGCTGAATTTAGTATAACAGGAAAAGGCATAAAATCAGTTCAAGATCCTTTGATAACCCTAACAGATGCTATGAATAAAATGGCAACATCTATATTACAGATGTCGCTAGCTTTGTATATTATCGGTAAGATAGATCCAGAAAGATTAAATGGAGCTCTATTTGCATTAACAACTATTCTTGGCGAAATGACAGCAGTTGTTAAAATATTATCAAGTAAAGGTAAAATGATATCTGGTATTGATAGTACTTTTAAAACTCTTGGTAAGACCATGATTAGAATAGCGGCAGCATTATATATTGTTGCTCAAATCGATAAAGACAAGTTAGATGGAGCTTTAATGGCTATCATGACACTTATGGCAGAATTAGGCATGGTTGCTAAAGTATTAGCCGGTTCTGGAAAATTATTAGACTCAACTACTAAA